TCGGCCCAGCGGTCGATGGTAAATTTCTCTTTCACCAATTCTCGGTTATACCATCCCATTGATTCGCGTCCGGCAATGGATGCATTCGCACAATGACGAATGGCGGAAGCCAATAATTGTGGATCATCAACAGGAAATACATAGCCGCGTACCCCACAGTGCATCAATTCACAGAGTCCGCCAACATCGGCAAAAACTACGGGTTTGCCGGCTTCCAGCGCTTCCAGCGCCACAAGGTTAATCAGATCATCGCGCGAGGGAACAATGACCAGATCGCATTCATCAATGGCGCGTTGCTTTGTCACTTCGTTGACACGGCCAACCCAACTGACTCGTGAGGCGCCAGTCTTGATCTCGCCGAGTTCCTTGTAGAATGTCGGTTCGGCATAACTGCCGATGAAATTCAATTGGTACTTGGGATCGTCCAGAATCTTCATTGCCTTCAACGCGATGTCATGCCCTTTGCGGCGCTGGATAGACCCCAGTAGTAATATCCGGAAGTCGTCATGGCGTGATGCGGGGGGTAGCTGATCTCGTATGACGATTCCGGGTGCAGAAATATCAATGGGTTGGTTTCGGAAGGGTTGGTAGAGTCCACGGGAGTACTCACAGTCTGTGAAGACGGCACTGGCTCCGTTAAAGGCGCGCTCGACAACGCGGGATGTATAACTGGTTCCCTGAGTCTCAGCGGCTTGGAGGTTACGAAGTTGTTCAACCCATTCTGATGTTTCATGGATACCCCAAACGCAACGGACCCCCATATCGGCAGCAGCGGCGACGGATCGGATCGTCACTAAGGTATTCGCCAACAGGGCATCGGCGCCATATAGTGCCGACCGGGCGATTGTTTCCTCGCCTAGAATGCCAGTCACAACCTGGCATGGAATACCGATGTCGTTGTACCAATCAATTAAAGGACCAACTGATGGTGAGATGACATGAATTTTCCACTTTGCACGCAGTTTTTCAACAAGGTGGAAAAGGCCGATTGGCGCCCCAGATTCACTTAGATCATGGGTGATTACCTCTAAAGTCTTCATTTCTGTTCTCCTTCTTATGTCAGGAATACGACGCACTATTTCTTACGCCTTCATATATGGGCCTTCGTCCTTACCCGCAGCGTTGGAATCCGGTTCATCCTGATCCTTCGGGTAGAAGGTCTCCTGCATCTTCTTGCCGACCTTGGATTCGAGTGCCTTGCGGGATTGTTTGTGGGCCGCATTCACCGCATCCTTCTTTTTTGATAGATGGGCGTGTGCTTTGGCATGGCGGTCAGGATCGCTCTTGATTTCCTCCGCCTTCTGCAAGGCGTCAGCATCAGAAGCAGCAGCAGTATCGTCAGGATCATAGGGATCATTTTTCGGCATAATTAAACTCCTGCCGTAGCGTTAGCCAGCGGCGGTTTGGCGGTACTTGGGGTGAAAGCATGGCGAATCGCCAGCTTGATTGCAGTTTGCGCATCGTTGGCGCCGGCCTGGGCGCCCTGACGCTGTTGTAATCCTGGGGTGGGTGGGGCGCCCTGCACGTTGCCGGGCTGCCCATTCTGGGCGATGGCCGGTGCTAGGCCGGGATTCGGCTGGCCAGCAATCTGCCCTTTGCTGGGTCCAGGTTGCGGACCCATCGCCATACGTTGCATGGCGGTTTGCTGCACCTGCGGCGCGAGCAATACTTCATCCATCCACTCAATTCCGGCGTCATGCGCCATCCTCACGAGGAAAGCGATGGGGTCGAATGGGATGCCCATGCTACCGAATATCTGCGCAGCCGAGGCGACGGCCGGAAGAATTTGCTGAGCGAATGCCATAGCCTGTTGGAGTCGGGTCTTACTGTCCCTCCGTCCCATTGATTCCGGTTCAATGTTAAAAGTGAAGTCGAGGAAATCGCCCCGACGTGCCTCCGGGGTAAGTATGACTTGCACATCCTGCATTGTCGGCGGTTGCAGGAACGGTTCACCAGTCGGCCCAAGCACAGGGCCACCGGGCGCCATCTGGCGCCGGGTGAGCGGAATCTTCATCAGCGGGTCGGTGTGAAAATACCATGCGCGCTTCCGAGCCTCGCCCGCGGCCATCTGGTACACGAGGTCTTTCATGTCTTCCAGGCCTATGCTCGCATTCTGTTGCAGGACGTTCACCGCGGTCGCGCTCTTGCCTTCAATTCGCTGACCCCCAATCTGGTCGGGGTTTGCGGCCATCTGGTTGAACCAATCCTGCAATTGTGCGAGGTTGCGTTCGTTGCTGTTCTGTTGGCCCCCGAAATGATAAACCTGGACACCATCGGGATCATCAACCTTGACTGCTTCGCCATCGCCGGCATCACGAAGTTCCGTCGCATCATCAGCCGATGACGCTTTATAACCCATTATGTCTTTTTGCCGTTCCGCCTGTTCCACAATCTTTTTGGCCATGCGATTAGCCAGGACATGAAGATCATACCAAATACCCACGGTAGGGATAGGAAGCGGGTTTCCAGGTACAGGTGGTGTAAGGGAGAGTAGCGTGTATGGGCCTTCTTTGACTCCATAATAATCATCCACACGCAAATAATCATCAAACAAAACATCATCAGACCCGGGCACCGTAACGATGGCATTGGCTGATGGAACCCAGATTTCGGCAATTTCAACTTCATCTTCCAGATCGTAGTTATCTTCAACATTGATCTGTCGCATCGACAAGTCGAATGCTTGACGCTTCCGCTGTTCGTCGCTACAAATCGGGAGTCGGTTCACAAGGTCTTCATCATACAAACCCGTCTCAAGTAGAGTCCGGCGGGGTACTCGAATCTTATCACCGATAAATGCCGCGTCCCGGAACATGTGGTCTCGACAATTCGGGTCAATAACGAAGTTGTCAAAGTCTACCTTCTCAGTGTAAACGGTGCCAGGGTCAAGAGACTCTTGGCCTTTATCGTCGTCAAATACCGCAACGCTTCCGGATGTGGTGAGGCCAGTTTTGAGAACTCCGAGTGTGAATAAGGCGTCAACGATGACACTCCGGTAAGTATTTCGGATGTCAATCTGCATGTCATGGTTATCAAGGGCGAGTCCGAGAAGGTTTGCATATTCCCTCGCTTGCAGATAAGGGGTCATTACCGTATGTTTGGGGAACGACATCACCATTGTCGGGATCAACACACGGATGGCGTTGAAGATCAGATTGATCGGGGCCGTACCTACCTCGCCCTCAGTCTTATCATAATATGAACCGCAATACTCCTGGATGAAATGAACCCGCGCGGCCCGGAAGGCATCCAGGCGTTTGAAGCCGCGCTGCACGGTAAGCTGGAATTTCCGTGGACTTATTTCATCCGTGTAGGACATTACAGCGTCCCTCCATAGATGACGCTATATGTGCCGGTGGTAAGCGCCGTGAATTGGAAAGTGATCGAGTACATTGGCCCCGGCAGCGTGAAGAAGAATTGTGTCGCCACGTTCGCTGGAGCAATAAATGGGAACGGTAGGCCACAGGGTAACGCCTGAGCCGCGGATGTTCCGTCTGTGGCGCCGAGTATCTCGCAACTAATTGCAGACCCAGAAGGGGCGGTAATTGTCACGCTACCTTTCAAGTCGATGCTGGTAACAGTGATGACACTAGAAAGAGTCGGCGAAGTTGTTACGCCGGTGACGGTTTGATTGAAAGTTTGACCCACAGTGACTCCGGTAGTTATCTGAACGCCTTCGCCAGTCCACGAATTAAAATAAGTATCGGTGACGTAGACCCGATACCAATATTTTGTGTTCTCCGCCAATCCCGAATCGGCATGAGTGGTTGCTGTGCTTCCTGTTCCCACATTCGTATACGTTCCCGGCGAACCGCTCATATCGGGTGCGCGTTGGAATTGGTAAGTATATGGTCCCACACCTTGCGTTTGGGTCGTCGTACTGGCAAATGCTCCACTCCCAGTAATATCGGACATTGTGACGGGTTGCACATTGCCGATCTGGCTCGTAGAACTTAGTATGTATCCGGTATCATTGGTAAGGGATACCGTCGTCCCCGTAGCGCCACTCGTTATCTCACAAACCCCAATCTGTAGATTTGGGGTGTTACTGATCGTTATTCCGGTTCCAGTCGTAACCGTGACGACATCTCTGATAACTTGCGCGCTAACCGAATTTGGTAAATCAATACTTATTCCGGTTTGAGTGCCCGCAGAAATAGTAAGATTATTGCATTGAAAATCAAGTGTCCCTGATCCACTGTAGGTTACTGCTGGACCGTTTAAACCCGATCCGATGGAAAAAGTATATGTTCCCGAATCACCCTTTGTAGTCCCAAACCCAAAGATACTGACATTAGTGGTGATCGCACAAACTCCTCCGGGGACATTGCTAGAACTGGTTGTGGTCGTTTCACTACCAGAACAATACAAACTGGAAGAATTCCAAAGGGTTGCCAATGCAACCGCCTGCCCAAGTGTCTGTAGTGGACCACCCATCCAACCATTACTGACAGTGCCGGTTCCCGCAGAACGATCCAATGTCCATGTATTAGCCACGGTGCTAACGGACATTATTTCATAACGGCCGACAGTCAATCCAGTTCCCGCGATGATATTTATGATATTGCCCGCATCACCGGTAACAACTGTATATCCCGTAAGGGTGGCCGTCGTCCCGGAAATTACACAGGTATTACCATTGCCGGCGAGATTGGAAGCGTATGCCTCCGCCCCATAAGTTCTATCCACCCCGCCGCTGATCGTCGGATCAAAACCTCCACCGAGTATGTCGCCATACTCTCCATTTTGGTTGACCACTACAACAGTATTTGAACTAACAGCCATTATGCGTGCTGCAATTCTGCAAAGTTAAACCGCTTCGGATACCGGGCGCCGCCCTCTTGCGTTTCTAACTTTCGACGCTTTTTCCATTCAGCCAGTCGATGCCCAAAGGATCGTTGTGGGACAACCCGTTCCATGTCTCGCCACTTGGGCATTTCACTGAGGGCCAACACGGCAAGCATGTCGGCAATAACGCGATCTCCATGAGTCTTACGGGCGCTGGCGCTTTCGGCGACAAGTTCAGCCGGCCCGATTCCACCGTCATCATATCGGATGTAGGTGAGCGCTTCGTCCAGGGCTGCGGCACTTCGGTTAATGTATTTGCCGTGGGCATAAGCTCGGCGTAACAGTCCGAGGGCCGTGGCCTTGGCTTCGGTATCCGACCGCCATCCATAGCGCTTGCCAGACTTCTCAGACAATGTGCCACTTTGCCGACGAAAATAAACATAGGGATATTTATACGTTCGACAAAGTTGCCGCCCAAAGTCCATGCCCGGATCACCATTGTTTTCCCAGATGATAAGAGGGCGCCGGTTACGTCCTCCAACCCATATCGCGGCAGCGCATGTGATGCGCGCCAATTCATACGGCGGGGTGTTCGCGTCCGCAAATTCTGCAATTTTCTCTCGTGTCTCATTGCATGTCACATTGATAATGGAGTTACTCGCGCCCTGACCCTTGCTGATATCAATCGACAAGGTATACGAATAACACTGATCCGGCCGGCCCTTAATCAAATGCGTCCAGATCGACCACGGTCCTGTGGCGAAGTTCAGGGATAACTTTGCGATATTTCGTCGGGTAATGGATTCGACAACATCCTCATCGGATAATCGAGATCGGAATCGAATAGTTGCCCGTCTTCGAGGCGGCTTGGCGAATAAGCGTTTGTGCTGCTCAAGGATGTGGGCTTCAAAGAATGTATCTCCTGAACCGATGTGATCCATGTCGAGTTCAGTGGCGACTTCTTTCGGCGTGCTGGTCGCACAGTACTGATCGTACCAGGGGCTTCGGATGTGCCACGCATTATTTTCATCTTGCACGACATATCGGCCGGCTCCTTTCTCTGGATGTTCCCACCAGGGCATGACAAAGACCGGGATTGACCCGCTCATCCGCCATTTGCTGTACGCCGTGCCGGCACCCCAGGGAGTGGAGGATACAAGTCGGCACGCTGTCACATCCTTCGTGGATTGCTTGATCGCCTCCGCTTCCTTGACCTTGGCGAATTCATCAAGGTAGATCGAAGTGCGGCGATCCGATGAACCGGCAGTTGCATTCGCTGATTCCGCATCTATTCTGGTCTTCGTATCCAAGTTGACGATATGCAACTTCTTCCGAAGAAGCTTGGTCAACATCCACGAAGGTAGACGAGATAGAATATAATCTATTTTGCCGAAGAGGGTACCCGGATCCGAAAGAGTTCCGAACGGATAATTCTTCGGCAGACCATCCAGTGAGTCGCACGCATCCTCTTTGCGGGAGATCATCAGATGGCTCTCGTACTGTCGGAACAAAAGTCGATGAGTATAGACCGCTATGTGCATCCATGTTACACCCATGTCACGGGACTTGTCGGTCAATAACGAATCGCCTTCATCAATACAGCGCTCGATATCCAAGATTCCCACGTCCTGCCGCGGCCATGTCACAAAGGGCAGATGCTTCGCGTCGGATTGCTTAACCTTGCCACCTTCACCGGCCTCGAAAACCCGGAGAGTGAAAACGAAGGTGTTGATCCAAAACAAAATGGATTGACTGCACGCGGTATAAAGATCGCGCTGCACATCCTGATCCTGTTCCGCAGCTTGCAAGAGTCGAAGGCGGTATGCGAGATTACGTTCCGGCACCTTGGGTACGCGCAGGCCGGTGATGGGGCATTCCCACATATCGGGTAACACGATGGGAATGAGGACGGGTTTCTCGGCAAAAACATTAGCCATTTGCTTCAGCCCATACCGCAATAAGTGCAATCACAAAGCCCGTCACTATTACGCCCGTAATGAAACCGAGTATAAACATGATGTCTTCCTATATTGTTTGGTTGACCGAGGTATCGCCCTAACCGCCGCGGCCAGTTTAACTTCCCCCGTAGCCCGGCGCCGGAGGAAGTCTTCGGTCTTTCCGGCTTGAATCACATCAAGCGGAAGTTGATTTTTCCAATCACTCAGACTCATTGAATAACTCCCGTGTTCGAGTGATGGCGCGATCCTTGAGAACTTCAATAAGCCCTATCTGGTGAGTCAAAGAGCCGGTACGAAAATACTTGGTAACGGGTTCACCCACTGTGGCCTTGGGTATAAAACCGACAACCAATGTATTGCACCGATTTCTTAACTCGTACAATAACCCTTCAGTCGATGCCAGGGTCAAATCTTCGCTGGATTCCGTATCTTCATCACTCATGATTCGCCTCTTTAACTGCCGAGGCATGACGCTGGCCGCAGGACTGGCAGACTATAACCTCGCGGAAATCATGCACACACCAGCATTCGGCATGACAACGTTCACAATCCCAGGACTCAATTACCAGAGGACCGTTCACTCCCGTCGCGTCGATTATCGCATCCAGCACCGGCCCCAGGGCCAGGGTCTTCTTTGGTGACTCCAACGACGGCAGGCTCCGGTCGTGACTTGCGCGGCGGCGGGCCTTGCGCCACGCGCGCAGCAGCATTAGTAATAGCGACGAAAGACTCACGAACCCGATCAGTAGCCGTAATTGCATCGGCCTTCTCCTCGCCGGACGCAGGAGCCGGCTTACCTTCAATCCGGTCGTAAAGAAAGGTCTGTGCCCAGGGGGCCGGCGCATGGGGAATCTTGATCGCATTCCCGTGGTCATCCAATGACTTCTCAATGTAGCCGAGCGCCTGATCCCAAATGAGTTGCGCCAGCACGTCGGCACGAGTCAAGGCGTTGCCCTCATCATCACAACTTATGGCCTGCACGGCGAGTTCTCGCAGCGCCGCGGTGAGCCGGGCGCGACCTGGGGCACGGGGTTGGGATACGCTGGTGGCGGGCATTAGAATTTGATTCCAAGTTTGCGCGCGGTGATATGCACGCTAAGCAAACCGATGGTGAAACCGGCGCCAATGGGAATGGCGAAAATAAACGCAGTAAAAAGATCAGGCATGATGCCTCCTGTATTAGTAAAACGCACGACTGGGCGCACACTGCCACGACTTCTGACCCTGGTAATCCTGGGCAACAATCCGGCCGGTGCCCTGCAATCCGTAACTGAATGTGCTGGGACCGCTGGTGAGTAGAGATGGCGTAATACCGACTGGAAGGGACTTGCCCTCCTTGCCGGATACATCCAGTGACTCCACGCCATTGATGCCGCCGAGCGTGCCAATAGTCGTGGCCTGGGTTGCAGATGTGGCGCCGGCGGCGACATTCAATACATAGAGCAAATTGCTCGTATCGTCATTGGTGGCGAGCGTCAACTCATCGATGATGAGGCGCTCGTAGGACTGCAACGTGCGAAGTAACCCATTGGCATCATAGATGCCCACGGCCACGCTGGTGACATTGGCCACGGCGCCTTGATAGGAAAGGTTAACTGTCTCGCCTTGTGTTGGAACGCTGTGCATGAGTCTACCTTCATTCGCTAAATTAAAGAGGGGCCGATACAGCCATACATGGTATCGACCCCTAGGTTGGCATCATGGGTAGGTCTCCGTTGATGCCCCCAGGTGAGACTACCACACTGGGTTGAAGTGCCTGACCGGGAGTTATCCGGCGTCTATGGCACCTATATAGTGTACCACACAAATGCCCCAATAGCAACTTTACAGTTTGTAAAGGTCAATATTTTTATTTGGTGGCGGGTGACTATCGACCTCCTCCCAGGTGGCGGGTGGCAGGGTGAAAGGTCATACCCGGCATATATCCTATAGCCGTCATTGGAGTTACAATCGTATCGTCCCATAATATACCCCGCGGGCCGGACGGCGGGCCGGGCCGATGCGTGTCGGCGAATAGGGATGGGCCTAGGTCACCTTTACAGGCAGTCAAGTGTTGTAAAGGCGTGTTAGGGTAAAGTACGTGGTTTTTGCGCAACCTTTACAAGCTGTCAATGATGCCCAAAAACAACATCACTAATTTATTCTTGCTCCACCCTCATTATCGGCGTAATATCCTTGTAAAGCTCGTCCTCTCTCTTTCTCTTTCAATGTAGTAGGAGAAAAATAGATAGTAATAATAATCATCTATTTTTATAGAACAGGGAGAGACTTGAACTCGCCCCGCAACGCCTTTACAAGGTTATTAGCGTGATAATGGGGATGTATATTTCCACCATCATTCGTAATAGGGATGTATATTTCCGCTTACGAATGATGGCAGAATAATTAATTTGCACGAATGGAAAATAGATGGTATATTGGATGTATGACAATAATCAAACGGCTGTACGAACTATTCCCGCTACATCGGCGACGTCGCCCCGCCGTGCGGGTCCATCGTGTGACATTGGGCAAGCGGACTTTGCTCGTGGTGGATATGGGCGACGATGGATACCATAGCTATATCGCGTAACGCCCCTTAGGGGCAAAGGAAAAATCATGTCTCAGACCACGAAAGCACACGTCACGATCGATCTGGATGATGTCCGCCACGCTGACGGGCAGACGATCGAGTCCGCGATCCTCGCATGGGCCGAACGAAGTGACACCACGGCCAGCGGCACGGTCGGGCCGGCGTTTTCGACTTCCGGCCCCGGCCCCGGCCCCGGCCCCGGATGGAGCCAGACACACGACGCATCTGATTTCGCCGAGCGAGCCGTGTCTGATGAGTACGGGGCACTGGCCTACATCGACGAATCTGATGGACGACTAGCCGCTCGACCGGGCTGGACGGAAGAGGGAACCTCGGGCGAGCACGAACTGGAATGGTCGGACGATTCGGTCGTACGCATCGAGTGCCCGAGCATCGAAGATGCGATCGAGCATCCGGCGATCGTCGCGGAAATGGTGCGGTCCGTGATCGACTACCACGGCGTATGCAGCGACCGGAAGGAATGGCACGATCTGATTCAGCAGATTCAGAGTGCATCCGAGGTGCTGGCCGACATCGACGCGGACGATCTGGCCGACTGAACCTTCGCCCACCGCCGCCCGCCGCCGGGGGCTGATTTCTCAGACCGCTTGCGGCGGCGGGCGGCGGTGGGGGCGGCGGAATAGGAGATAAGACAATGACACGAATTGAATGGCCGACGCTTGCCGACATAACGGATAGCGTTATCGCGTATCGGGATGAATTACAAACCTACGATCCTAAGGATATCGCCGATGATGAAGGCAATCCGTCGGGAGATATACGTCTGCACGTGGCCGACGATGGTTCGTCGCCGACGATTCACACTGGCGATGCCTCATACGATACCGATCATCGTGGCTATTGGGGAGCGTCTTCTGTCACCCCCGATATGACCGACAATGAATGTGCGGGCGTTGCCTGTGATTTGATCGAGGAATGCAAGGATGATATCGACTGCCGCTAATCGCGTACTGCCCGGACTGCAAGGCTCGCCAGAGAATGATTGCCGCCGAAACATGGGACAAATAATGAGAAAAAGACGACCAAATAAGACTGGTGACAGCCGAAGTGATATTCGTAGATCGATTGCCCATACGCACCGAAACAACAACCTCAGCCATGGCATGGATTGGTACTGCACCTGCTGGGCCTGCATGGCGCAAAAGAGAGAGAACGAAAGGATGGATAAGAAAAGATGCCAACAAACACATTGACAACATCAGAGGTCAGCGAACACGCGCATAAGTATGCTCACGAAACCGCCGGCGCGATCTGGTCGGTAGCTACGGCCTACGCAAGGCACTATTGCTCTATCACGGAAACAGAAATGAATACCGATTTCTGGCCGTCGCACAGAGATGAATTCTTCCGGTGGGTTAAACGCCAGCCGATTAAGGATTGGCGAGAATGAACAACGAAATCGACGTTCAGCAGGATGACGAAAAACCATGAGGCGAGACTATGGACCGATCAAACGTATGTCTGGTAAGTCAAGTAAGTCAGTACCAATGCAAGGATGATATGGACTGCCGCTAATCGCGTAAAGCCCGGGTCGCGTCCGGGCAAGCGGCTTATGAATATCGACGGTATAAATTATCACACGATTACAGAGTTGGCCGAGGCAAGAGGATGCTCCATCGCCCGAATTCGGCAAATACTAGCCGAGGCAAAGATCGAGCCACGATTAAAGCTCGCCAGTCTGTACACCGACACGCAAGCGGCGATTGTCCGGGACCACCATAGCGATGGACCGGCTGGTAGACCGGCCATGCTCACCGCATACGATATACTGCGGGAAATCGCCCATTCACGGCAATTGGCTCGGCCATCCGGTATGTTCGGCGGCGATGTACACCGCGTATATCAATGGTGCGAGCATGCCCGTACCTTTTGCCCGATCAAGACTCGTGGCTACATTAAGCAGATGGTAAACCCTTTCCTCGAAACCCCGATGGAACGTCTGCCCGCATGGCGGAGGGCCGATCATGATGCAATTCTGGAATGGGCGATTGCCGACTTGCCCGCTATATGATATAGTAATAATATGATCCGCATGGCGTGGATCATACAACCGAGGAGAATGGGATATGGCACAATGGCAAATTAAGTACGATTATGGAGTGTGGCTCAACGCCACCCCCGCAATCGCGGCGGCGATGGCTCTAGCTGGATATCCGGTTAGACTTCATGGTGGCGATGGTGTACCCTTTTGGGCGGACATGGAGGAAGAAGACGATGCGACGCTATGAAATACTAATCCCGTTGTTCCACAACGATGGCTCGCCGCAATCCATCGACGTGATTGATAACATCATCACCGACGTACAACGATGGTTCGGCGGAATCACCGTGGACCGCGAAGTAGTGGGCGAATGGGCGAATGCCGACGGAGAAGTGGTCGAGGATAAGCTAATCCGACTTACTGCCGACGCGGGTAACGAAGCCCACCGCGATAGTGAAGGGTGGCTCCGTCTGATGAAATACGATTGGAAAGCCGATCTACGGCAAGATGATATCTGGATTACTTCCTACGATGTCACGGTCATTTAACCCCCAACAATGCCCCTTAGGGGCGGAAATATAGGTGTACAATGCGTCAAGGTCTTGTAACTCCCTGCACTGGCTCCTTGGAAAACCGCGTGGACAACGCCATTGATTCGGCGTATCACAGTAAAGGCGATGTGAATCCCGATCATCCCGAAACGGTGGGAGCGTTTGACATCTTCCCAAATACGGGCGATGATGCTAAACGTATCATCGTGGTATTGGATCGCCGACTGGAACGCAATGGCGGAGGCGGTGTTGCCGCACGGCATGAATTCAAGACGAAGGGCGATGCCCGCTCCTACATTCTGGGCGAAATGCGGGCACCCCCCGCCCCTGTCCTCGCCTGATCCTATCCTCCTCCCTCTCCCTGCCGGCCAGAAATGAGCCGGCAGGGATTTATGCGACACAAACGACGTGGCTATTCGACCGGCGGTGGATTGGAGATATGGGAAAACGATTGGCCCTATCCGATTCCCGATCCGCTTGAGATAATTTGACCCCCAACTATGAGGAGATAGAAATGGCAAAGCTATATAAACTAACCGATGTTGACGGGTACACTCGCAATAACACAAGGTGGGGCAAAAACGTCACCCATACAACTGACGGTTCGGGTGAATTGTGCGGCCCGGGATGGCTTCATGCCTATACTGATCCGCTTCTGGCGGTATTGTTGAACCCCATCCATTGCAACTATTCTTCATTCCGGTTGTGGGAAGCGGAGGGGGAAATCGGCAAGAACGATATGGGATTAAAAGTCGGTACCAGATCATTGACTACGATTCGTGAAATCCCCATTCCGAAAATCACCATAAAGCAAAAGATTCGGTTCGCTATTTTCTGTGCAATGGCGGTTTATAACGATACGACGTGGACAGATTGGGCAAAGCAATGGTTATCCGGTAAATATTGTTCGGTGGCGAGGGCGGATGCCGCCGCCGGGGCGGCGGAGGCGGCGGAGGCGGAGGCGGCGGCGAGGGCGGCGGAGGCGGCGAGGGCGGGGTATGCGGCGGCGGCGTATGCGGAGGCGGCGGAGGCGGTGGCGAGGATGGGGTATGCGGCGGCGGCGTATGCGGCGAGGGCGGCGTATGCGGAGGCGGCGGAGGCGGCGAGGGCGGCTTCGGTGGCAAGGATGGGGTATGCGGCGGCGGATGGTGGCCGCGGCCTTGCCGTTGAGCTGCTGGTAGACGATGGATTCGACCAGCGCCTCAAAGGGAGATTGCGCGCTGGCGACGCGCATGGTGAACGGGCCCGCGCGCTGGATGAGGCGGCCGAGTTTGGGGTCGGCGGCGGTGAGGTGAGCGATAGCGGCGGCGGAGTCGTAGCGGGGCGGGCGCGG